TCATTACGCCGACAGTGAGATCGAGTGCATCGACGCCATGGTTGCCGCATTCGGTAGGGACAATGTGAACATCTATGCCGAGATTGCATCTTTTAAGTATGTCTGGCGTATGAACAAAAAGAACGATGAATCCAAGCAAGATAAACGGAAAGCCGTTTGGTACTTGCGATACTCAATGAACGACGACCCAAGGACTAAAGAATGAGTTTACAGATGGCAATGTTCACCCCCAAGACAGAGTGGATACCCCCTACGGAACTACCCGACCTAACAGGTGCCGTGCGAATCGCAATAGATGTCGAGACCCGCGACCCGAACTTGAAGACAAACGGACCGGGATGGTCCACCGGGGACGGCGAAGTGGTTGGTTACGCGATTGCAGTAGAAAACTGGTCCGGGTACATACCTATCCGTCACCAAGGCGGTGGCAACCTAGATGAACGAATCGTCAACAAGTGGCTAAAGAAAGTGTTTGAGTGCCCCGCAGAGAAGATCATGCACAACGCCCAGTACGATCTGGGTTGGATTAAACGCATGGGGTTTACAGTCAATGGCCGTATCATCGATACTATGCTGATCGCCTCACTGCTAGATGAGAACCGGTTTAGCTACACGTTAAACTCTCTGGCTTATGATTACCTGAACAAAACAAAGTCTGAGAAAGCGTTAGTCGAGGCCGCCCGTCAATTTGGAATTGATCCGAAGGCAGAGATGTGGAAAATGCCTGCCATGCATGTAGGACCCTACGCTCAAGTCGATGCTGAACTTACTCTGGAGTTGTGGTCCTGCTTTTCGGTTTTGTTGGGCAAGGAAGACCTCTGGCCGATTGCTAATCTCGAACTTGACCTGCTCCCATGCCTCGTAGATATGACTATGCGGGGGGTTCGTATCGACGCCAACCGGCTTGAACGTACCCGGGACCAAATCCTCAAGCGGGAAAAGGGCGTCATCAAACAAATCAAAGATATGGCCGGGGCCAATGTTGAAATCTGGGCCGCTCAATCCCTCGCCAAAGCGTTCGATAAGGTCGGGGTCCACTACCCAAAGACCGAAAAAGGCGCACCGTCCTTCACGAAGCTTTTCTTGCAAGAGCATAAGCATCCACTCGCCCAACTCGTCCTCGAGGCGCGGAACCTGAATAAGACTTCGGGCACTTTCATCAATACCATCATGAAGCACTGTCGCAATGATGGCCGCATTCATAGCCACATCAACCAGATAAGATCAGACGACGGCGGTACAGTATCGGGCCGCATATCTATGTCCAACCCAAATCTGCAACAGATCCCGGCCCGCGACCCCGTGATTGGTCCCATGATCCGTTCGTTGTTTTTACCAGAAGAAGGTGAGCAGTGGGCGGCAATAGATTTCTCGCAACAGGAACCGCGCATCTTGGTACATTACGCGCACGTTTATGGAAAGATGAGGGGAGTAGAATTGGACGCCTGCCAAGAGTTTGTGGACGGGTACAATAATAACCCAGACATGGACTTTCATACAATGGTCGCGGAAATGGCTAACATCTCGCGTAAGCAGGCTAAGACCATCAATCTGGGAATGATGTACGGCATGGGTGTGAACAAACTGTCAGAGCAGATGGATATCGAGGTAAGCGAGGCCAAGCAACTAGTCAAGCAATACCACTCCCGGGTGCCGTTTGTTAAAGGTTTGATGCAAGGTGTTACTAATCGACTCAATGATAAGTCAAGTGCGGGCTCAATTAGGTCGATTCTGGGCAGGAAATGCCGGTTTGACTTGTGGGAACCCGATACATTTGCTATGAATAAGGCTCTGCCATACCGCGATGCTATAAAAGAGTACGGAGAGACCACCCGGTTGAAGCGAGCATACACCTATAAAGCTTTGAATCGGTTAATTCAAGCGTCAGCCGCGGACATGACCAAGAAAGCAATGGTAGATATCTACAAGTCGGGCCGACTGCCCATGATTCAGGTACACGACGAGCTCGCAATGTCTGTTAAGGACCGCGAAGAGGCCGAAGAGATCGCAAAAATTATGGTCGGGGCAGTTCCGTTGGAGATTCCAAGCAAATGTGACGTTGAGATAGGAGCGTCTTGGGGAGAGGCTGAATAATATGAGTACAAACATACCTGTTAGAAAACGCGATGACAAAATTAAACATCGTGTCCGGTTGTTGCAACAATTTAATGACAGTTGGTTGCGAAAGCCCCTGATCAAACCACTTTGCGAAAAAAAACCTAAGCAGTAACTCTTCCCATTAGGTTTACCCCGTCTCGGCGGGGTTTTTGTTGCCTTATTATATATAATCCTATATAGTCTCAGACAATCGCGACAACTAATATAATGAGAGTGGAAAATGGATACAGATAAGTGGAAAAGCGTGTTAGTTCCAAAGGAAGTGTACGAAGAAATTAAGTTACGTTCTAAGAAAGAAGGCCGTACCATCAGTGGACAACTGCGTGTAATGTTTAGCGCATACAAAGAGCAGGAAGATTTAAAAAATAATTCTACTGCCAAACAATAGTTGTAATGCTCCCATATTGTCGCGTATACTTACTTTGTGCTCCGTAGGCACTTGGTGGTACGAAAAACCCTCGCAATTGACTAGTTGCGGGGGTTTTTTTTGTTTTACTTGCCAACTCCCATATTGTCGTATACAGTTGGACTTCAATTTTACTTTTACGGAGTACGAACATGCAGGATAAACAATTTGTTGAAAGATTTAGAGATTAAACAGATATCCTATGAGCAAACAAAAGATTTAGTTTTAAACGTGCATTATGCAAAACGGATGCCTTCTATTTCTTTTGCTTATGGTTTATTTAAAAACAATAAAATCATTGGCATTGTCACTTACGGATCACCGGCGTCACCTTTTCTATGCAAAGGGATTTGCGGAGTTGCCTACAAACAGGATGTCCTTGAGTTAAACAGGTTAGTGCTGATAAACAACGAAAAAAACGAAGCAAGTTACCTTATAAGCAACTCGCTAAAGCTGTTACCGAAACCTAAAATAGTAGTTAGCTATGCCGACACCGCTCAGAACCATTGTGGAGTAGTCTATCAGGCTACTAACTTTTTATTTACAGGCACAACTAAAGGGAGGACAGACCAAGCCTCCGCAAACGGAAAGCATAGTAGACATAGTCTAGGAGACCCGAAAAACAGAGTTTACAGAAGTCCAAAACATAGGTATGTTATTTTTGTTTGTAGTAAAAAACAAAAGAAAATGTACATAAAATCGTTAAACTATGCGATTCAACCTTACCCAAAAGCTACGGAGTACGAACATGCAGGATAAACAATTTGTTGATGGTTTAATGATTAAAAAAGCGAGCCCTAACGCGCCCGAGTGGATTAAGTGTAACGGATCTATCAAGCGCGAAGACCTTATACGTTGGCTAGGCGAGCAGTCTGGCGATTGGATTAATATCCAGATATGTGAGGGTAAATCGGGAAAATGGTATGCCGAGGTTGACAACTGGAAGCCGGAAAGCCAAGGTGGACAGTAATGCCTTTGAAAAAAAGGCGCAATGAGTACGATCTAGCGACTAATCTTTTGCTAAACATTAGCAAAGACGGGATGACTTGGAGTAAAGCTATAGAAGTTATCGAGAACCTAGTGTCGGAGCGCATTGAGGAACTGAATGCGGATACGTTCAGTCGGTATAACGAAATCCAGTCCAAGCGTCTGCACGACGCTTGGTCCCGGGTACGCAAGGGCTAGTTATGGATATTAATTCGGAAGAGTGGGATAACATTCTCAGTGAAATGCACAAAATGTTGCCGCCTAATATGACGGATGCGCTCATTGTGGACGTTATCCATTTTATATTGGTGCAATACGATATCGACTGGTCTCGCACACTGCGGCTCACGCACATCGTTAACGACCTACACGCCTCGCACACCGGTGAAAAGGTTGATAGCGCAAAAAAGTTACATTAAAAGAGGGCTTATGATGCAAAAAGCACATTTACATTTAATAAAGTGGGGTTTAAAACGGGGTTACTCTGCGGCCGTATACGGCGAAGGTGAGTTTGACGGCGTCCACTCTACTTACAAAAATATCAAAGACAACGTAGAGGCTTGCGACGAGGGGGAAATAATCTTAGTTAAGCCAAGCGTCAAGAAAGAAGGCAAGTGGGTAAGGGTCGCGAGTTTCGCGTATGTTCACGAGTACGATCAAGAGCCCGAGGAAAGCATCTACGATTACGCAATTAATGAGGTTTCAGAACAGTGGGCAAAGGATTACGACGCCTCTAACGAGCGGCGGATTAACTAAAAGAGGGTGTTGTGATGGAAATCATTATGTCTATTTTGTTTTTAAGTGTTTTTTGTGTATTTGTATACGGTGCAGGATTGATAGTCTGCGACAAACAAGCCGCGTGGAATGCGCGGCATAAAACAAGGGGGAATAAAAAACCCGGCGAGCGGTGGCGTCGGGGGTTCCTGCTTCTCTCCGAGGAGTTTATAAAATAGGGTAGATGAAGCTCCGGCCCCCATAGTTAGTATTCATTCCGGACAATTTACCTCACCACCGCATCTTTATCCCCCTCTGGGTTGACAAACTCCCATACCATATTCATACTGGCGCTTCACATATCTACGGAGATAGAATTTGAAGCACTTATCAGACCTCGAAAACATTGTGTTTAAACTTCGAGTATTTATTATCCAGAACCGAAACCGTGACCGTGTCGCGGAACTATCCGGGCTTGCCCGTAACACCATCTCGGGCTTTGTAAATGACAAACATGAGATCCGATTCAAGAACTTAGTAGCAATTGAGAAAGCCGTAACTCAAATTAAACTGACGAAGGAGTTTGTGAAATGATAGACCTTATACTGCGCCACGCCGATGAAGACGACAAGGATACTTTTTTACCCATTGTCCGCATAGATGAAGTTGAGGTCTATCGCGGCGAGTACCAGAACAGTTCTTTTAAGGCCCTGTATTGTTGCATGCGAGCCGCCGAGAACGCAGTAAAAGACAAGTTAACGGACATAGAGCAGGACTTAGATTTTAGGAATATAGACCTTATGCAAACAGAAGAAGGCAGGCAACTGGTGTGGAAAGTATTTGCCTGTCCAGATCACGGCGTTAAAGTGTCCACGCCGTCAAAAAACGATTGGCTTCGTTTGCAAAAAGAATGCCCTGCAATTGAGCCGCCGGAAGGTGACGACGCATGATGATCAACGCTGTAGGACCTAACGGCAAGCGCAACCAGATGGCACTGGATGTGACGGAGAAACAACTTAATGACTGGAAAAACGGCATGCTCATACAAGATGCCATGCCCAACCTAAACCCTGACGAACGGGAATTCTTGATCTCAGGCATGTTGCCCGAAGATTTTAATGCTTTATTTAATCCACTTGAGGAAACTTAAAATGTCCGTAAAAATCACGTTAGACCAGTATGAAGTAATGATGGCCCTCGGAGCTTACATGGAAAGAGAGTACGGAATAAGCGCCGATTTAAATGATCACCTCGAATGGCCTACCTTCACCTACTCGACATACGAATACCCGTGGAAAAAACACAAAAATGGTCGTTTCGTTAAAGATCCGAACGGGCACAAACAAAAAGACTGGGACAAACAGACTGTTACTAGCCATACCGTAGAGTGGACTGAGATGGACGACCTGACCGTGTATCTAAGGGGTACGGCATAATGGGACGCATGCCGTGCAGTATCACCGACGATCCCTACGCCGATGCCAGTGACTACTTTGAAGGCGAAGGCGTCTACGCACCCTACCCCGAAGAAGAAGAAGACATCGACGACAAACCCACCCTCAACACCGGGCTCGGTCCACTTATCGCGCCACACGAATAAGGAGAACAAACGCATGATCTACCAACTCTATTTTACCTTCACGCTCTTTAACTCGCTCGCAATGTTCGCCGCGGCATACTACAAAAAAGATACAATCGGCGGCATACTATTCACGGCATCCGCATCATCTACCCTGTTTATCCTCCTCTATGCAATCTGGAGCTAACCTTAACCCACGGTCTACCTGTCGGGGGATACCTCGTTTAGATCACGAACCGCGGCTCAGGGCTCCTTTTTAGGGCCCTTTTTGCGTTAAATGGTTACGTTGTTACGCCGTTACCTATATAG